TATAAAGTAACTGCAGCAGACGTTGACGTTAAAGACGACGTTAAAGCACTATTTGGAGAAGAAGATCTTTCTGAAGAGTTCAAAGAAAAAGCAGCTACTATATTTGAAACTGCAGTAGTAACAAAAATTAATGAGCACATTGAAAACTATAAGTCTACAATCAATGAGTCATTTGCTCAAGATACTCAAGCTATTAGAGATGAGTTATCTGAAAAAATGGATACTTATTTAGACTATGTTGTAGAACAATGGGCTAAAGATAACGAACTTGCTATCGAGCAAGGTTTGAAAGCTGAACTAACTGAAGACTTTATGTCTGGATTAAAGAATCTTTTCGAAGATCATTACATTGATATTCCAGAAACAAAAGTAGATGTAGTTGAAGAGCTTGCAGCTAAGAACGAAGAGTTACAATCTCAATTGAATGCTGAAATGGAAAAGAACATGGAAGCTAAAAAAGCAATTGAAGAAAATGATCAACAAAAGATTATTGATGAAGTAACTGAAGGTTTAGCTGAAACTCAAAAAGAAAAGTTTCAAACTCTAGCCGAAGGTGTTGAGTTCACAGATAAAGAATCGTTTCAAAAGAAACTATCAATAATTAAAGAAAGTTATTTCTCTGTGAAGAGGCGAAACCTGAAGGATCTTCTTTGGATCCAAAGATGGCAGGCTATGCAGCAGCTATCTCAAGGTCTCTAAAGAAGTAAGTATATTATAAATATTATAAACAAACGAAAAGGCTGACTTTTCAAAATTTAACCAATTAGGGAGAAACATAAAAATGTCTTATATTACAGAAGAGCTAGTGAAAAAATGGCAGCCAGTCCTTGAACATGGGGATCTTGACCCTATTAAAGATCCACACAAGCGTCAGGTTGTTGCCACTTTACTAGAAAACCAAGAAAACGCGGCTCGTGAAGCTGCTACTGGTTCTGGCGGATATTCTATGCCTTCGCTATTAGGTGAGGCCGCTCCAACTAACGCAATGGGAGCATCTTCATCAACAGCTAGTGATGGTGCGGTTGACATATTCGACCCAGTACTAATCTCACTTGTAAGAAGAAGTATGCCTAATCTTATTGCATATGACATCTGTGGTGTCCAGCCAATGACTGGTCCAACAGGTCTTATTTTTGCACTAAGATCTAGACTACAAGATCAATCAGGTGATGAAGCATTATTCAACGAAGCTAATACTTCACATTCAGCTATCGGTTCTCAAGCTGCAAACACATCTAACTTCGGTGGTGTGCTTGACGGTTCTGCAGGTACTGATCAAGCTGGTAACGATCCAACAGCTAGAGCATCTGGTTCAGGCTACACGGTTCACCAAGGTATGTCTACAGCAACAGCTGAAGCATTAGGTGACAGTGCTGCTAACTCATTTGCAGAGATGGCTTTCTCAGTAGAGAAGGTTTCTGTAACTGCAGTATCAAGAGCTCTAAAAGCAGAATACACAATGGAATTAGCACAAGATCTTAAAGCAATCCACGGCTTGGATGCTGAAAGTGAACTTGCTAACATTCTTTCTGCTGAGATCTTATCTGAGATTAACAGAGAAGTAGTAAGAACAATCAACTATACAGCTACTGCTGGAGCACAACAAAATGTGTCTTCTGCTGGTACATTTGACTTAGATGTAGACAGTAACGGTAGATGGTCAGTTGAAAGATTTAAAGGTCTGATTTTCCAAATCGAAAGAGATGCGAATCAGATTGCTAAAGCTACAAGAAGAGGTAAAGGTAATGTATTGATCTGTGGATCAGACGTTGCTTCTGCACTTCAAATGGCTGGTGTTCTTGACTATACACCTGCATTATCTTCGAATCTAAACGTTGATGACACTGGTAACACATTCGCTGGTGTACTTAACGGAAGAATCAAAGTATATGTAGATCCATATTTCTCAAGCGCATCTGGTAGTCAATACTATACATTAGGATATAAAGGTGCATCTGCATTCGACGCAGGTCTGTTCTATTGTCCTTATGTACCACTACAGATGGTAAGAGCAGTTGGCGAGAATACATTCCAACCAAAAATCGGGTTTAAGACTCGTTATGGAATGGTCGCTAATCCATTTGCAACTACAAATGCTGATGGTGCTATTGCTTTCGCTAAGAAGAATATCTACTACAGATTCGTGATCGTAAATAACTTAATGTAATTTCGATTACACTTCGAACTAAGAAAGGAGGCTTCGGCCTCCTTTTTTTTTGCCTTAAAAACAGATAAATAGTATTATGAGCGCATTTGATAAACAACCAGACAATCAAAACTTTTTATCACCATTAGGTTTTAGATTTATCATAGATAAACTACCTATTGTAAATTATTATTGTCAAAGTGCATCTTTACCTTCTGTATCATTACAAGAAACAGAAATACCTAATCCTTTAGTAAGAATACCATTAGCTGGAACAAAGTTAACTTATGCTCCTTTAGATATTAGATTTAGAGTAGATGAAGATATGAATAATTATCTGGAAATTTACAATTGGATGACTGGTTTAGGAACACCTGAAGATACAAAACAATATAAAGATTTAAACAAAACTGGTGGGAATAGACCAACTGCAGGTACAGGAAAGATGGGTAATGTAATGCAAGGTGTGTTTAGTGATGGAACATTGGTAGTTTTAACAAGTGCACAAAATCCTAACAAGAGGATCCAATTTGTAGATTTATATCCAATCAACTTATCTCCAATTCAGTTTGATGTTACAGGAACAGATGTAGCATACATAGAAGCTGACGTCACTTTCAATTATAGATCGTTTACTGTTGATTCTGCTTAACAATTGTTATATAATAACAATATGAAGTTAGAAGAATTACTAGAACTATGGAAAAATGATAGTAAGGTTGATGATGTTGACTTAGATACTGAGAGTTTAAAAATACCTGAACTACATGGTAAATACTTAAAGTATCTTTATGATGCAAGGATCCAACTTAGAGCGTTGAAGATTAAACAAAAATCATTATCTAATAAGTTGGGACAATATTACAGGGGTGAATTGAATAACCCAGAAGATATTAAAGAATTAAATCGTGAACCCTGGCCAAAAGTTGTATTGAAGCAAGACATACCTGAGTATGTTAGTGCTGATAAAGATATGATGTCTTTACAAACAAAGATAGCATATCAAGAAGAACTTGTTGGTTGTTGTGAAGATATATTGAAGAATATTAACAACAGAGGGTTTCAGATTCGTGCAGCCATTGACTGGAGAAGACTTACACAATTCGGTGGAGGGTAATTTAGTGATTATCGAACCAGTAAACGAAGTACATTCAAGAGTTACAGCAGACAATGGTATCAAACAAGAGTTAGTAGATTTCTTTACATTTGAAGTACCTGGTGCTAAATTTATGCCAGCATATCGTAACAGATATTGGGATGGTAAAGTAAGATTATATAATGGTCAAACAAAACTTATATACAAAGGCTTAGTTGACTATTGTGTTAAGTTTGCAGAAGATAGAGGATATAAGGTAGATAAAAAGTTAGAACAAGTTAAAGTAGAAGAGCCTGAAACATATCATTTTAACTTACCTATAAAACCAAGAGACTACCAAATAAACACGTTTAGAACGTGTATTAACGCTCAGAGACGACTTATCTTGTCACCCACAGCTAGTGGTAAGAGTTTAGTAATTTATATGTTGACACAACACTATAAACATGAGAAAGTACTTATAGTTGTTCCTACAACAAGTTTAGTTTATCAGATGAAGACAGATTTTGAAAGTTATAATTGTAAAGAAGATATCCATACTATAATGAGTGGTAAAGAAAAAACTTCAGATGATAGAATAGTTATTAGTACTTGGCAATCAATATACAAAATGGATCCAAACTATTTTGATCAGTTTGATGTAGTTATAGGAGACGAAGCTCATTTATATAAAGCAAAAAGTTTAACTAAGATAATGGAGAAGTTAAAAAATACAAAGTATAGATTTGGTTTTACTGGAACATTAGATGGATCACAAACACATAAGTTAGTATTAGAAGGTTTATTTGGTCCTGTATATCAACCGGTAACAACAAAGAAACTTATAGATGATAAACACTTAGCAGACTTTTTAATAAAATGTATAACACTGAAGTATCCAGAACATATATGTAAACAACTTAAAGATTACAAGTACCAAGATGAAATAGATTTTATTACAACATATGAACCACGAAATAAATTTTTGAGTAAATTATCGATTGCTCAACAAGGTAATACATTAGTATTGTTTCATTTAATTGATCACGGCAAAACAATACATGATTTAATTTTAACTAATAAAGAAAAAGATAGGAAACTATTTTTTGTATATGGAGGAACTGATGCCGAAACTAGAGAACAAATTAGAGCAATCGCAGAGACTGAAGATAATTCAATTATTGTTGCAAGTTTTGGCACTTTTAGCACAGGTGTTAACATCCGTAATCTCCACAATATCATCTTTGCTTCGCCGTCTAAGTCTAAAATTAGGAATCTCCAAAGTATCGGAAGAGGGCTCAGAAAAGGCAACAAAAAAGAAAAAGCGAGATTGATAGATATAAGTGATGACTTTAGATACAAGAGTCATGTTAATTATACATTAAATCATTTTAGCGAAAGAATAAAAATCTATAACGAAGAAAGATTTGAATACAAACTATATAAAATGGAGATAAAATGACAGACTATCAATATGTAACAAAGTTAATTAAATTAGCCAACGGTGATGATGTTGTTGGAGAAGTTGATATTGCTAGTTTAAAAACTTCAGAAATAAAAGTAAAAAATCCACAACGAATAGTTACACTAACAAATCAAACACATATGGGTATGGCTTTTGTCAAATGGGTTCCTTGGAATTATGGAGATAGGATACCAGTTAATAAAAGACACGTAGTAACAGTATGTAATACACACCCAGTTGTATTAGATTATTACAAAAAAACAAACGATAAAATTAAAAATTATAAACCTAGGACCAAAGTAGAAGCAGCTGCTAATGCAATAACTGGAATGGAAGAGCCAGAAGAACCTGATGGTGCATCAGCTCAGTTAGAGAGAATAATAGATAAATTAGCTAAAGGAGAAGAGTCTTCTAAGTTAGATGAGATAATGGATGAATTAAATGACCCTGACAAAAAGATTACATTCCATTAGTCTCAGCCCTTTCCGCCAGCTACATCAGCTATTTTACATTGGAATAGAAAAAAGTCAACAGAAAAAGGAAAAAAATGGGACGAAGAGCTAAACAAGAATATGTTAATAACAAAGACTTTTTAGCTGCTATGATTGAGTATAAGGCGAGTGTTCAAACTGCAGAAACTAAAAACAAAACAAGACCTATAGTACCAACTTATGTTGGAGAATGTATTATGAAGATTGCAACACACTTAGCAAGAAAACCAAACTTTGTAAACTATACATTTAAAGAAGAAATGATTAGTGATGGTATAGAGAACTGTTTACAATACATTGATAATTTTAATCCAGAGAAAAGTAATAATCCTTTTGCATACTTTACACAAATAATTTATTATGCATTTTTAAGAAGGATCCAAAAAGAAAAGAAACATTTATTTGTTAAGTTTAAGATGACAGAACAAACCAATCTTTTTGATACTACTGCTGCAACACAAGAACATGATAATACTAAAAACTTCAAAGATGAAATCAAAGTTAGTGAATGGACTCAACAATACATGAATGAATTTATATCTGACTTTGAAACTAATAAAAGAAGAAAGATTAAGAAGAGGAAGGTGTAATGACAAAATGGGATGGAAAATCTAGACCTGTAAATGATAACTACAGAAAAGGATATGATGCAATTTTTGGAAAAAAAAGACCAAAAGAAATAGGAGGAACTAATGGACCAGAACCTACAAGATATGGAGATTGGGAACACAAAGGAAGATGTTATGACTTCTGATGTTGATAAACAAGGATATACTCAACGTGAGTGGGATAGAGTTGTTGGATATGGCAAAGTACCAGAAGAATATAAAAAAAAGTAAGGAGAAAGAATGCACGAATATAATTGCACAATTAGACGTGTTGTGGATGGTGACACTGTTGATGTCGATATTGATTTGGGTTTTGATACTTGGATACATAATGAGCGAGTAAGATTATATGGTATAGATACACCAGAATCTAGAACCAGAGACTTAGAAGAGAAGAAAGCAGGTCTATTTGCTAAAAAAGTAGTACTGCATTATCTTCCAGAAGGATCCAAACAAATTCTGAGAACATATAAAGATAAAGTTGGTAAGTATGGTAGAGTACTTGGAGAGTTTGTAATATATGATCCTGAACAAGATAGACAAACAACTATTAATGAATTTATGATTAGACATAGAATAGGTGTTGAATATAGTGGTAGGAGTAAAGAAGAAATAAAACAACAACAATTGGAAAATAGAAAATATCTTGAAGATAATAATTTGTATGAATCTTTTCCAATAAAAATGTTTTGGGCTACTAACGATTAATGGCAAGACAAGGTAGAGGAGCTAGATATGATGCATACCATAATGGTCAAATACATTATAATGGAGCACCTTGTAAGAACTGTGGTAACACATTAAGATTTACAACTAACTATAGTTGTGTTATATGCGAATCAAAAAGAATCAAACGAAAAAATAAAGAATACAAAACTTGGATTGGATCCGAGAAAGGTAGAATGGGATTAGCAACATTTAAGAAGAAAGATATATTTGATAAAATATCAATGTTATCTGATGATCAAATAGAAAGACTAGAAAAAACTATAGATATGATGTTGACTCCAAACAAAGAATAAGGTACAATCAGATTCATGCGAGTCGCACTACTTAACGATACACACTTTGGAGCACGAAATGATAGTCACGCTTTTCTTGAGTATTTTTTTAAGTTTTATGATAATATTTTCTTTCCCTATTTGGAAAAGCACGGGATTGACACGGTCATCCATTTGGGAGATATCGTTGATAGGCGCAAGTTTATCAATTATACTATTCTCAATCGTTTTAAGACTGATTTCATCTTCAAGTTAAAAAAGATGGGGATTGACTTCCATGTTATTATTGGAAATCATGATGTACCTTATAGAAATACAAATGAAATAAATGCTTTACAAGAACTGTTTGGAGTTTATGAAGGAGAATCATATCCAAAGTTCTATAGTGAAGCTACAGATATAAACATAGGTGGTACAAATCTTTGTTTACTACCATGGATTAATAATTCAAACTATACATCTACAATGCAGCATATAAAGAGCACAAGAGCTGAGATAGCTCTTGGTCATTTAGAGATAGCTGGTTTTCATATGAATAAAGAAATGATAAGTGATCATGGATTACAAAAAGAGGTTCTCAAAAATTTTGAGTTAGTATTATCAGGACATTATCATACAAAGTCTAATCAAGATAATATTCATTACTTAGGTACTCAATATGA